GGTATACCAACAACACCACCACCTCCGTCAGCGTCAGAGCTTTGTATTGAGCCGCCAGAAAATATTTTTGGTAGATTAGAACGCAAAACAAGATATGTAATTGATGAGCTTGCTTGGCTATATAGGATTTCTGATCCTGCAGAAAAGCGTTCATTGGCAAAATCTGTTATATTACAGTGTTCATCAATACCAGAATTAACGCTAACTCCAACACCAACAAAAACCAAAACTCCAACACCGACAAGAACCAAAACCCCAACTCCGACAAGAACCGAAACGCCAATCCCAACCCCGACAAGAACCAAAACGCCAACGCCAACCCCTTCTAAGACACAACAAGATCAAGGTTAAGAGATATTATGAATACATGTCAATTTCAATTTGAAAAACGCATTGATGACCAATACAATCAATACAAATGCATTACTTGTCACAATATCTTAAAAGCTCCAATAGAGATGGAAGAATTACCTATTATACCATGTTCTGGTAATATTCATGCGAAGCTGAGTCCGCCAGGAATATATACAAAGATTAAAAATTTCTCACATTCCTTGTATCATCATATTAAAACCGGAGGTAAGAGATCATCCCCATTTTTAAGAAATAAAAGATACAGAATATGTCAAGCGTGCGAATTTTTTAATGATAGCGTGTGTACTAAATGCGGATGCCCAATCAAGGCTAAAGCTAAGTTTATTAGCAAGCTTGACTGGGCTGATCAGCATTGTCCTATAAAGAAATGGTAATTACTTCTTCTTGGAATTGTTGTTATTACCCTGCCACTTGTACCACCCATTGTGTGACATATAATTTCCTTCGTCATCACGACGCTTAGGGAAAAGAGTATTCCCCTTCTTATGCTGACCAAAAGAGAGTGTGGCTCCACACTTACCACACTTTAATTCGTAATAATCATTATCTTCTACACTACGAACAACAAAACGAATATCGTCGCTGTCGCACATACCGCAATTACTTTCTCCAAAAATTTCTTGGACAGTAGACATTTCTTTAAATAGTTCTTTCTGTCCTTCTGCCTGAAATTCAAAAGATATTCTATCGTTAATCTTATAAGAAGCTTTCATTTTCAATCTCTCCAGTTAGAATCATAACTCATAATAGTTTCGGGAATATCCTCTATGTTTTGCTGCAAAGAAGATAGTTTTCTTATTATAAGCACAGCTTCATCATGCGCTAGGTCTAATACATTAGCGGTATCTATATTAAGATTTGTTACCAAATTTTTCACATTAATGTTTAATCTCTTAGCCAACACATCAATAAAGTTAATTTGATTGCTTGTAATTTTGCCAACAGAGTCCCCGTCAATATCCTCAACATCTTTGGCTATTTCTTCTGCTGCTACCACCTTTCTGAGTCTCAAGCCTCTTCTCAGAGCCCTTCCTTCTGCTCTGGTTTCTGCGACTGCCACAGGATGGTTTCTGTAGATTTTGTCGCAATTACCCCAATAAACGTCAGCAGACCCATTTACTGACCTGGTTTTAAATTCTGGACTCAAATCCGGATCATTTAAAATAAAAGTCAGGGAATGGACTACAGTGGCTCTCTGGCCATTATTAGGGTCTGGAGATTGAACAACTTCTGAATTTGAACCAACCAGAGTACAGTCCAAGGCGATTTCAAAAATTCTCCTTAGACCGTCTGTTGTAGGATTGCCTTCAATTTTTTCATCATCGTTTAGTAGACCCAACACATAGTCGTTCCACTCTAAATCATTAACTGTAGGAATAGTCTTTTTAGCTTTACCCATTATACATCCTCTATTTCGAAAAATCTGTTGTCTGGTTCAGGAAACTGAGTCTTGATCTGATCGACTAATTGGATTAGTTTTTGAAAAATGATTTCTGATCTAGCTTTAGAAAAATCTTTTGTTTGTTTAATTCTAATTAGGGCCAATCCTTTTCCTAAAATCAGCCCTTGCTTTTTCTTATCGTACTGTTGAGCCTTAGCAAAAGCATCCTCTCCCCAAACAGGAGAAAAATGTGAAGGGCCGTCAACTTCGATTGCTGTATTTATACTAGGCAGGAATAGGTCAATTTGCAACTTGGTATTTACTAAAAATTGTTCTTTATGAAACTGCACATTGACTTTGTTTTCTATAAATTTCTGAAGTAAAAACTTCTCTAGTTTAGAGCCAACCTTGCTGGTTTCTCTTATGGCGTTATTGGCAGCTTGTTGCATTTTTTGTTTTTGCTCATCTGTTAATTTATTCCATGCTGCTAAATTTTTAGCTTTCCTTTTCTTTATTTGATCAGGAGTAAGGCTGTCCCATGATTTTAAAACAGAATTTCCTATTTTATTTTTTGTTTCTTCTGATCTAACACTACCTTTGGTTGGATGCTTATGCTTTCCTGTCTTGAGCGCATTTTTTTGTGCTTGACTCTTATCTCGAATATTAATGTTGTATTTTTTTGCATCTCTTCTAATTCTATTGGCATAAGTGTCGTATTCTGTAGCTATATCTTGAAAGCTTTTCTTTTGATCAATATAGTACTTAGTAATAATTTTTTGTTTTTCTTGATCATTTAATTCACAATATTGCTTTTTCATAATTGATATCTCCTAATATGATATTATTCCCCCACAGAGTAGTATACAAAGAATAAATGTTTTGGTTACTGGTTATAAAATACAAGTCCCGTGTTTCTGTATATAATTCTCTTATCGAATTATAAGAGCTATTTTGCGATATTGATGTCCATGCTGGTTCTTCGATTACATATAACAGTTTTGAATAATTCACAAAATCTTTGGCAATGAGTAACGCATTATTGCTAAATAAAACTAATGCTCCGTCAAAAAAAACAGCATCCCTCAAGGGCAGTTGAGGTATAACATTTAAACTGATAGGTTCAGACGCAAAAATAATAAATTGATCAAGGTTGTTTTTTACAATATATGAATTGTATAATTCCGATAATACTTTTGTATTAAGATTATTGTTATTGTCTATAATAATTCCTATATCACTACTCATTAATTAATCCCAGTAAATAATCTTTATAGGTGATTTTGTTGCTTTTTTGCGCGTCGCAATTTTGCTCAGTAAACCATCGGTTGATCAGGTCTGTTGTCATGTCTGTGCCATCACTATAAAATGTCCCATAATTTGCACACTCTTCTCTATATTCTCCAGTTAAATCTATTAATCCAATATATTTTTGTATAATGCTTAATTTATCTATTTCGTTTAACAGGCCGACATTTTGGGGGTGTCGAATAGAACAGTTAAACAGCTGAATTCTAGATATGGTCTTGGGATATATTAATTCTTCTATATTTTTGGGTATTTTTGTAATACCGTCTAGAAACATAGCTACCATAGAAGATTTTGTATCAGGTTTTATATTCGTTGTTTCGCTTACTAGATTATGGTTTTCTGTAATAACATTAATAATTTCTGTAGAATTTATCAATTGAACAGCTTTATTATGTTTGTCTTTATCAGATATAAATATAATTTTTGGAGAATATAAATCATAATACATAAAAATATCTTCTACGTCTATAAATTGATACGGAATATTATTTTCATGACAGGCAATAGCTATGCAATTTAAAAATTTACATTCTGTTTTAGATATTAGTATCATAAGAACTTAGAAAGCATTTTTTGATCTTTAGGTGAATTAAATTTAAATATTTTTTTGCCAGGAATTTTACACGATTCAAAAGCGTAATCATTATTTTTCATTTCGTTAATAATCTCAAAAAGAAACATATTTTTATGAATTGAACTAATAGGTTTCTTTTGTAAACTCATAGCAGAAGCTTTAGAAATATAAAGAACTTCTAGCCATGTGTTGGGTAGGTCATAAAACAAATAATCTCCCGTATCTGTAAATCCCAAGTTAAAATTATGGCACAACTCATCTGTGTAAAACAATATATTAGACTTTTTAGATATTTTATTGATATATCTTTCCCAATTAATATTTGCAATAATACCATTATTGATCAATAACAGCCCAGATTCTTTCTGTGGATTAAAGTTATTGATAGCAATTTCAAAATTACCGCCACTTTCTTCATTAGTATAATTAGGATTATATAAGTAATTTATTTTGATATTTTTCTGTTTCTGCAACTGCTTCTCAACACGGTCTGAACCGAACCCAACCAATAAATTAAGATTCATTTTTGTTTTATATTTTTTTAAGAAATGCAACTGATATTCTATTAGAGCTTTATTCTTATATTTGTAGATATATTTAGGGCCTACAGATTTCATACCTTTAGTAATTTCAGTCATTATTAATGTTACATTAATCATAGATTTAGACATTCTATGGTTTTAATATACTCTTCAGGGTTATTAAATAATGTTTTCCAATCATATCTATTTTCAAAAAAACACTCCTTAAATATATAAATATTACTGTGCATTTTATCCACTATTAGTTGCTTAATAGTATCTTGATAAATTTTGCTTCGAATATGAATTTCGTTTACAAAGCTATTTAAGTCACACTCATACCCATTTATTAAAAGAGCGTCTGGATAATATTGTACATATTGATTAAATGACGATGCAAAAAGGTCATACTCAGACACATCTGGATGTTTTTGTGAAATTCTCCAAGGAATATTTATTTGTTGTCCGAATTGTTCCACGGCATCTTTGTCTGCCAGATCATTTGAGGCAATTATTATAGCGGCAGGCGTGAAGCTGAATGCATTCAAAAGATTTATAGACTTATCGAAATCAAAAACATCATTTGTAAGTCTCAGATATAAAACAAAATTTAGTGAATTTCTGTCTAATATTTTTTGTTTAAGTTCTTCATATGTCAAGTTATATTTGTTATCCTCGTAAGTTTTTATCCCATAAGCATAATTACAGTGATAATCTGATATGATTTGTTTTTCTGTTTCAGAATTTAAGATTTTATCATTGAGGATGGTATCAATCCCAAAATCGCATTTCATGTCATTAAAAAAACAACATAAAGAACACTTTGTATCCATTTTAATAACCCGTTCTAAGTAGAGATACTATATCTATTGTTTTTTGCTCAATTACCTTATATATTAAAATAGAATTATTCAGATCTATAAACTCTAAAAAATCCTCATATTTAGTAAGGTGTGGGGCTTGTTTGATTTTGTTATAAACTTCTTCATACAACATTTCTTTATCAGTGTACATTCGAATTATTCTGTCCATGTTAATATAATCAATTAATATTTCTCCATTTTTTCTTAACTTTTGAACAGCTGCGGCTAGGGCTTCATGTTTATTTTCTATTTCATCGATATCGTGCAATTGTAAGCACATTACTGAAAAATTTGGTATGTCAGATAGTTCTTCTAGTTTTTTACAGGAGATCTTTAGTGTTTTCTTCATTAAAAATATTTCTTTTAAAAGAATGGAAATTTAAATTAATAAATATATCCGAAATTTTTGCTGTGTTGACTGGATTAAAGTAGTACTTTGTAAATTCGTGATGCTGATCATCTATATTAAGACTATTTGGGTCAAGTGTAAAGCAACCAACTGATTGCGCTATGAGCCTATCTATTATATTATTAGATGCAACTATTTTATAGTTTAATAAGAAAGATAAATATTCTTCATAATTTGTAAACTGATGGAAACTAGTGATCGTATCATGTTTGAGATTGAATTTTTTCAACATCTCTTCTGTTTGATATTCAGGATTAATTAGTAGTATTTTATTAGATGTTTTATTTATTAGTAAATTATTATATGGTATACCATATTTTGTATATCCCATAACATTTTTATTTGATGGATGTAAATTAATTAATTGTAGACCGCTATTATTATTCAACATAATCTGTAGATCTTCTGGTTTCGTATGTGAAACCACATCATCATGAACAAAACATATACTATTCTCTCTACAGTACTCTAGTCTTTGAAGCATTTCTTGATATTGATTCTTATTAATCTCTAACAAACTATTGTATATCACGCTACAATAGGTAAAATAGTAATTAATATTATCTAACGAATCCGCGTATACTGCATTTGGAAATATTTTTGACATCAACAAATCAAATGACGAATTATGTTTGATATATAGAATTTTTTTATCAAAATTTTTGTATAGATGGTTATATATATCTATCATGATTTAAAGTAATTTTGTATGCCAGAGGTTAAAAATTTTTCACTATTTTTTTGTGATTTTTTTGGATGTGAGAATATATCTATGAGATTTTGTATACATGGTGTTTGATATATGATATCTTCATGTGCTTCATAAATAACGCTTGGGTGTGAGTCTATGGTAGATATATCATCAAAATATTTTATTGGCGAGTAAACTTTTGTGTTGTTGCATAGGGCGTAGTAGAGAAGATAGTTGTCTGTGCTTCTTGTTGTTGCGTATACTAGAGAATCAATACTATTTATAAACGTTTCTTTGGTGTGCTGCGTTATTTGATCTTGACACATAAAATATATTCTGTGATTTAATAAATCTTTTAGGTTGTTTTGTTGATAAAATTGATTTTTAAAATTCGTTAGACTTTTTTGATCAGACTCTAATAACAGTGACATAGAAATATTATTGTTTTTCATAGCTGATTTTGTAAAAGAATACAATAAATTGCTGATGATAGGCAAATCATATTCTAGGTTACCAACATATGCAAACTTATAAAACTTGTGTCTATTGAAATTATTTAGTAAAATTTCAGAATTATTTCTGATGGGTATATCTAATATCTGAGGATTGTATTCTTTGTATTGATTTGCTTCGTGGTTATTAAAGACAAAAATCTTATCTATAAATCTGTATTTGTTAGAAATTTGATGAGAAGCGATGTGCGAAGGAGTGTTAGGGATACTAATATTGATATCAAAAATATTTGAAATAACAATATTGTTATATAAATTAAATTGAAGAAGATGATTTTGGTCTGCGCCTAATATATTTGCAACTTCTTGTGATATAGTATTGATTAACTCAGAACTATATTCTTTGACATAAGAAATCATATGGGATCCTTCATGTTAGCATATTGAATATAGTCTTCGTGTTGCGTCATATCACTATTAATTAATTCAATGCTATAATTATAGTTATCAATTAAAATATTCACATTTCTAAGAGCCATGTCTATGTTAAAGTTTTGTTGCCTACCGTTGTCAATGACATAACCATAATTAATCCTATTTAACATATCTAGCATAGTATAACTCTTTAAGTTAAAAGGAGCTAATCTATCAAACATATATCTTATTATATCTGTATTATTAGACAAGCTGTTTATTTCATGTTTAGTGATTGGACTAATTGGTATTCTCGGTTTACGATAATCAGCCTTATAACCATTATTATAGAGGGACATTAAATATTTTTCCCATTTGTCTAGACTATGATCCCATTGATACTGCTTGTAGCATCCATGAGCAAAACTGAGACTTTTCAGCTGTTTGTGTGTTTCGTCTAAAGATAAATAAGATTTAATATTTCTTATAAAAGAATCAGAGCTTGGATATGCTCTATCTGCAAATGTTTCAAGTTCTCTAAATTTGTAAGCCAAATCGATTGGATATGCGTCTAGCTTTTTGATCACATCTTCCATAGCACTATAATTAACAGCCATAACTGGAACACCGCAAGAAGCAGCTTCTATCTGAGGCATTCCAAAACCTTCACATATGGAATACTGCACGTACATATCAAAGAGAGAATATATTAGTCCTAATTGTCGTCTGGTAACGCCTTTAGAGACTGTGGGCATAGATGCTGATTTCTGCTTACAGTGGTTGCATAGGGTCATTGGGCCAGAATATAAACACGACTGAATGTGGCTACATTTTTCACACTTGTAGGTAAATAAAGTTTTATTTAACACCCTACATTCTCTCAATAAGTCTGGTATATCCCAACACAAGAAATCCGGATAGCTTGTGTGAAGATATAAGAAAATATTATTGCATTGATCAAAACCCTCTGCTTTCAGATGATCTAATAATTTTCTGAAATCCCTAATAAGCTCTGCAAAAAGTTTTCGCTTTTGGTTTCTCATGACAGTACCTATTATGATACTGTCATCACTTATACCCATTAAATTTCTAGAGGCTTTTTTAGCCGTTCCTCCAGTAAACTCAAAAAATTCAGAATCATATCCAGGAGAACATGTATCTATATAATTAATTTGACCAAAACTTTGATTATTTAACACATCTCTAGCCCAATCAGAATATGTAAAAATAGCATCACAATTCATATATGTGTCTATCCACTCTTCTTTTTGTGGCATAGAGTCTATTGTTGGCATTAATACCCAATGAAAACATTCTCTCAATGGGGATAATCTTTGAAAAGAATTCATCCAAAAATCCCTTATGTCTATCACAACATCAGGTCTGAAATCTGCAACAACAGCATCAAATCTCCACTTCCCGAAGGAATTTTGTGTATTGGATTGATACAGTTTTATTCTTGGATCGTTATCTCTGACAGCATTAGCATAAAATCTCCAGTTGCATTTTGTGTCTCTGGGATCATTAATGCAACTATAGCCCGCTTGTTCGGCCACATGAAAGGCTGGATTTTGAGACAATTTAGTTAAAAGTCTGTGCTGATAAACAGCATAGCCAGAGTCTAGAAAACTAGCTTCTCCGCATATTAAAATTTTGAGTCGGTCTCGTTTCATAATAAAAAAGGCGGGGGATAGCCCCGCCTTTCCCTAGCTTACATCATAAGACTCTAGAAGGCAGCAACGGTATCCTCTTCCGCTTCTTCTTTCTTGTCGTTGGACAGCTTGGTTATCTTAGAAAAATTATTAACCCTGATCTTAAGAGTTGAATGCTTAACACCATCCTTCTCCCAGCTATCATTTCTAATTGACCCCTCGACCATAACTAAGTCACCCTTGCTAAAAGAATTTCCTATAATTTCGGCTCCAGTGTCCCAAGCCTCACACGGAATAAAAGACTTAATCTTATCCTTTTGTCCATTATTTTTAGTATACTCTCTGGATGTGGCAATAGTAAAATTGACCACTGAAGTATTTTTACCACTACTAGTTTGAACAGATCGAACAATTGGATCTCTAGCCAGATTACCTTTGATTAAAGCTATATTCATTTTTTAATTAACTCCTGCTTTCTAAAATAAAAACCAAACGATACTTATTATATCACGGACGATGTACTATGTCAACCTCTGGGTTTGTATATCTTATCTAGCACTATACCACCGTTTTTGGCAGTTTTACCCTGTATGATAATAATATTTCCCTCAAACAGCTCATTTCTATACAAGGTAAGCTGCTCTGTGAACAAAATAACAGAATCGCATGATCCGGTGCTGTCTCTAACTGTCATGAAGCACATATCGCTACCTTTGTTTGGACCATTTTTTATTTTCACAATATTGAAATTATCTACCTCAACACCCATTATAATTTTAGCACCGGGTTGGAGTCCTGTGATATCTTTACATTCAGCATTGGTATTACTCATATTATATGAATCTAAACGACAATGCGTGAGATTAATACCTAGTAGGTCTGTTTCTGTATCACATATCCATTCTATCTTATCTGCGAGAGAATAGGGAGGATTTTCTAGCGTATGAATTAAATTGTTAATCACACCTTTTCTGTTTGTGTTTAATCTGGGTTTTTTGAGAGATATGTTGAGTATATCAATTAAATTAAACTCAAAAAGATCTAGGCTGCATATATATTCTTTTTCTTTTTTTGTTAATTCTAATACAGCATCGTACTCAAACAACATTTCTGTTCTGGGTTTATTGTACTTGTCCAAAGCTCCACAAGAAATTAAAGCTTTGGCTGCTGTAGATGTAATTTTATCTAATATAAAGAATAAACACTGAGACCACGATAAATTAGATAGGTCGTTTTCTTGAGTAATGTTCTGTAGTTTTTTAAATACAGAATCACCAACATTCTTAATATCTGTTAAACCAAAATGTATCCTGTTGTCTTTAATGCAAAAATGCTTATTCATAAAGGAAAGCACAGGAACGCTGATTTCTATACCCATTTCTGTTGCGTTTTGTACCAATTCCCTGACTTCTTGTTGAGGGTCTATTTTATCTTTAGCGTATTTAAGATAGGAAGCAAAAAATATTTTAGGAAAATGAGCTTTGCTATATGCGGATAGATAGCCATTATAGGCATAAGAGATGGCATGACTCTTGTTGAAGCTGTATCTCTGACTTTTTTCAATCCAACCAAAAATTTCTTTAGCGTTTTCAATGGATGTTGCTTTAGTTTTTTTAGCACCATCCAGGAAAGATTTTTTAACCTTTGCCATAAGATCAACCTTTTTCTTTCCAATTGCTTTTCTTAGAACATCAGCCTCTTGCAAATCAAAACCAGCAACAATTCTGGCAATTTCCATGGCTTGTTCTTGGTATATCATTTCCCCATATGTGGGCAATAGAACAGACTCTAGACATGAATCAAAGTAGTCTATACTTTCTTTACCATTCTTTTTGTCGATAAAGTGATTACTAACACTCTTACCATCTCTCATAGCCTCTAAACAACCGGGTCTCATGATACTAATAAGAGCAGAAAGCTGTTCTATATTAGATGGCTGTAATTTTTTGGCCATCGACCTGCCAAGTCTGGACTCTAACTGAAAACAACCTTTGGTATTGCCCGACGATATCAAATCCCAGGTTTTTTTGCATTCCAAATTTAGATTTTCTAAATTCAAAGAAAAATCTAATAAAGGAATTTCCCTGTCAGACTCTTCTTCTAACAACCTAAACTTGCAACCGCAATCAAAAGTATAATATTTCATACAAAAGAATTTCTAAATTTAATTTTCTGCGAAAGGTTCCTGTGTAATTTTAAAAATCTGATTAGAATTTCTGCTGAATCTTTAACGTCTTTAAGGGCGTCATGAGCACCTTCTTTGGAAATACCCACGTAATCACGAAAATGATCAAGTGTATATTTTTGCAACTCATCGTTTGATTCAAACCAATAGAAGAGTAGGTTCATAATATCTATGACATCTCTAGGATAGAATAGGTCAGAATTCCCCTCCTTATTAACATTTTTATATTTTTTGCTGAGTCTCTGCAATATTCTAAGATCAAATTTGTTTATGTTATATCCAGCAGCAATAGGGGCTGAAAACTGATTTTTTCTAGCTGATCTTGTATGATACTTTTCCAGATAACTAACAAACATTTTCCAGCTAGCAGATTGCTTGGGATAATTATGCCAAGTAGCTAATACTTTGTCTTTTGAAGAATTAGAAACTTTTGCATGAAAGTCTAACACATCGCTATCTTCATAAGCATAGTCTTTCTTTTTATCTAATATCAAGGGTTTACAGTTGATATTAAATTCAGAGTCTGGAATAATTTCTAACTTTATAGGATCTACCATAATTGCAGCAATCTGTACGGGATCACAGCTTTCTGGATCGGATCCGTCTGTTTCCAAATCAAAAACACAAATTTTTTGTTTATTAGCCATTCTGTGGTTCCACTATAGTTCCTGGTTGTAAAAATGTTTTCTGAGAGTTATCGTCTACCTGCCTAGCGTTTAAAGATTTGCAACAGCTCACTTTTTGCGCCTTTATTTTTTCAAACACAGTTGTTTTGCCAGGAATTGTAAATTTATCACCCTCTTTAAGTTCTGAAAATAATTTTGACATTATAATTCTCCATACCTAAGTGTATTACTAATATTCATTACTTTGTCTAACATTGCAATGCCTAGAACATCAAACTTAATGATACCCAAATATTCTAAGTCGTTCATTTCCATACCGGCAATTGGTTGTTTAGTTTTTGTATCAAAAATCATTGGACATATTTTTTCTAATTTTTGGTCTGTTATCACAACCCCAGCAGCGTGTTTTGATTGATTTACCTTGGTTCCTTCTAGCCTCATGGCTTGTTCGAACCTTTTTGCGAACGGCCCTGCGAGATTGCCCTCCTTATCAATATAACACCAATTCTCAAGGCTGTCAACCCTATTTTCCAGAGCCCACCTAATAATTGAAGCGTCTCCGTGCTCGTCTTTCATTTCTTCTAATTCGTCTGCTATCTTAGCTTCGTCTGGAATATGCTTGGTAATCTGATTCATTTCATCAAAAGATACATCCCCATACACCCTTAATACATCCTTTAAGGCACCACGCCCTTTGAGAGTATTGAAAGTAATCATTTGAGATACATTATCAGATCCGTATTTATTTTTAATATAATCAATCACTTGTTCTCTTTGATTAATAGGCACATCCATGTCAATATCAGGCATGGAAACACGATTTGTGGTATTTCTTCCTGCATTATAAAAACGCTCAAATATTAAATCGTGCTTAATTGGATCGATAGACGTAATATCAATCAGATAAGAGACTAAACAACCAGCAGCACTACCTCTGCCCGGTCCAGCTAACCACCCCTGAGACTTCACATATTTGACTATATCGGACACTATTAAAAAATAGCTAGACAAGCCAGCAGTTTGTAAAATAGATAGCTCATATTTGATTCTATCCGCGTACTTTTGGTGTAACGATTCATCTACTTTTTTTGCTATTTTATTCCTCCACCCTTCTCGACATAATTGCCTTAAATATTCGTCTGGAGCCGATTCCGATTGAAATGGTGGAAGTCTAGGGGCATGATTGATGTCATATTCTTCACATAAACTATCTACATAAATAGTATTGTCTATTTCTTCCTGCGGATGCAGTTCAGACATTTCGTCTCCTGAAAGAATGTAGTATTTGTCACTAATGAAAAATGTAGACATTGGCACATCTTCATTATTGGCGAGTTTACGATTAATCTCTGGCAAAGTTGTTTTGAGGTTGTTGCATAAAAGTATTCTTTGATCAATAGCGTCTTTTTGGTTAGCATAGTGAGCATCTGGGGTGCAAATAACTTTGACTCCTGTTTTTTGGGCTATAATTCTGATGCATTCTGTTAGTTCCTTCTGTATCGGATTTAATTCATAATCCATTAGTTGTGCTTCTAGAAAGAAATACTCACCAAATATATTTTTGAGCATTGATATTTCATCATAAGCAATATCTTCCCAATTAGGAACTATGGTGTCATTATCTATAATTTTATTTGCAATGTAAGAGCCGAGATGTCCACAAAAACCAATAAGATTATCATCTACTATCTCAGCCAGTTGCTGCATACTAATTCTAGGTTTTTTGTAAAAAAAATCTGGCTTATTAGATTCAGAAATAATATTGACTAATTTATTCCAACCTTGCAGATTTCTTGCCAAGACTAAGAAATGACTTAATTTAGCATTGCTTTTATCTTTAATAGATGCGTGTTTATCGCAAATGTATAGTTCGCAACCAAGAATGGGTTTAATTCCTTTAGACTTTAGTGCTGAGTGTATTTGTGCAGCACCTGCTATATTTCCATGATCCGTTATCGCACAGCTCTTAACTCCTATGTCAACACATCTTTGAGCAATTTGCTTCGGCCTACTTAGGCCGTCTAATAAAGAATAGTGACTATGAACGTGCAACGGAACATAACTATTGTTACTTGTCATTACAGCCCCTGTTTTCTGTTTGCTTCTTGTGCCAATCTTTGTTTTTTGTTGTCTAAATCTTGATACAGAGAATAAGCATTAGGATATTTGTTGCTAAGTTCTGGATATTCTCGTCTGGGTTTTACGTCAAAAGATAAGATGTTCTCATCACAACACAAGAAAGAAGACAGTTTTGCTGTATCAATATTATTAAAGTCAACAAAATAAATCGGGAAACTGGTATCTGCATTTATCCAATTTTCAAATTGATGTTCTATGGAAAACAAATCGCAATTTCTTTCTTCGACCAGAGAAAAAAACCTATCGGCATTGGCCAGATTTGCAGGTTTCAGTTTTTGTGCGTTTCCAAGCTTTACCACTTGCAACCACGACCAGCTTGGATTTCTTCTGTAAAAAGAACATATACATTCAAAAGATTTATTATATAAGAAAATACACTTGTTTACTTTGTAATTTGCTAATTTAGGATTATTGGGGCTGCTACTGTGCTTAAGCCCATCATTATCTCCAACAGAATTGGTTATAAAATTTTTACCTAATTGCTTCATGAAATAGCTCTGACCACTACCTCCAGAGCCAACTATTAAAATATCTAATTCTTTTTTCATTTCAAAACTCCTTATTCTGCACTACCGGGAGGCTTGTAGTATCCAACATTATAGCCTGGAACTGTGTATTCGTCAACCACATTTTTCATACCTTTGGTCAGAATTTCGTGATGTATTTGTTCGCATTTCGTCATAAAGTCACCCTTTTGGCACACCTGACCGTCTCTATATTCTATGATCGGCAAAACATGATCGGTATCTTGAAAATTAGTTTTGCCATAATGGCATAGTTTTGTACATTTCCAACTTTTGCTTAATGTCGGAGTTTGACATTTTTGTATTTTCTTGAATTTTTTTCTGAGCAGATCTTCCATTTGGTTTAGATCAGATTTTTTGAAGGAAACACTAAAAGGTCCGCCATCATTAATAAAAAATATAGTCACAATACAATTTTCTATTTCTGGATAGAGATGTTGCACAGCATAAAAGTATAACATCAGCTGGGGATCTTTTTCTAACTTTTCTTGGGTTTTTTCCTCTCCAGTTGCCCAGTTCAATCTTCTTCCTGTTTTCCAGTCAATAATTTCAACAGTATTATCATTTGGTCTGGTTAATAAATCTATTGTACCTTTAATTGACAAAGTTCCTTCTAATTTTTCACCATTGTAATCGTAAGTAAATTTTGCCCATTTTTTATTGATTGGGATATCGAATCTTTGTTCTGGATACAATATATTTCTATTTCTGGGATCAAACATTCCATCGCCATATTCTATGGCTTTATAAGTCCATTTATGACAATCTTTATAATCTGTTGATGACCACTTATGGTGATTAAACATAGAGGTGTAGTATGCGTATACGTCATCTATGATTTTGTCTAATTCATAGTTGTTGATATCTATCTTACCTAAGATATCATCTTCAAAAGAATTTTCACCCTTTTGCTCTGTATATTTAACAAAAGCAAGAATTTCTAATACCTTATGAACAATAGTTCCTTTATCAGCTTTTTTATTTGACGGTCCTTTATATCCTAGAACATAGTCAAAGAAATATTGTTGCTCACACATATCGTGAGTATTGTAGGATGAGCTACGAAAATATGTAATTATAATTGGACTATTCCTTTTGTTGTGAGAAAATCATATATAAGTTCGTTTTTACGTCCTATTTGCATGTCTGTATTATTTATTACCAAATCAAAATTGGAGTAGTCGTAGTTATCCTCATCAAGAGCTGTTTCACTTTCGTGTTGAGAATCATATAAATTTCTATTCAATTTAAAAACTAAACCACCAACACTTTTAACGGCTTCGACCTCATTCGGGAAACGACAATCTGCTATTAAAGCTAAAGGAAGATTTTCGTCTTGTATTTTTCGAATGGTAGCATCAGCCCAAACGTTGTTTTGCATTTTTCTGAACACATTAGTGCCGACATATTGCATTACCTCTCTAGCGCTCATAGGTTTTTGATTATCTGGCCAAACACAACTAACAAACTGATTTTTTTGTTCATCAGAACCGTAGCATTGTTCATAAGTTAAGCCTAATATATCTATGCACATTTGCTTTAAAGGATCAGCAAAATTATATATGGCAGAATTTTTTCTCATAGTTTGCGCATAGATATTGGCTATAAATTCACATGCGCTAGTTTTACCAGATTGTTTACGACCAGCAATCGCTATGATAGTTGTATTAGTATTGCTCATAAATTTTTTCTAATTGAGGTAAGATTATATTTTGTATATCTGTTATTTTCATTTCTCCAATATCAGGAGCATCAAACTCCGGTCTATATATGCGATATATGTCCTTACACTTTTCTTGAATTTGTTGATATGCCTTATGACCAGCTTCATCATTGTCCGTTAATACCACAATGTTCATAGCTCCAGAAGAATCTATCAAGAGTTTCTGATAGTTACTCAAAGAAGAGCCAAATAAACCAACGCTGTTATGCAAGCCAGCTTCTTCGAGCCTCCACACATTTCCTGGGCTTTCAACTAAAATTATTGTTTTTGTATCCTTGATATAAGGTTTGGCAAAAGAAAAGTTGTATAAATTGTTTTGTGATTGAAAATTCTGATTGTGCTTCCATTTTGAGTAAATCCATCTTTTGTTGGGTTCTGGGCATTGTTTGTTTGGATGGTGGTAAGATTTACAACTAGAACATTGTGAATGTATGCTTCTACCTGTGCATCCGGTAACATACATTCCATCTGTTGAATATACTGGGACTACTACTCTATTATAAAATGGTTTCTTGGGGTTGTCACATAGGCCGACACTATATTTTTCTAATACTTCCCTAGAATAGCCTCTATCTAGGTAGTATTGAGCAGGTATATGCAATGACCGCTTAACTTGCTGCGGGTCTAATTTCATTTGTTCGGATTGCGTATTTTTGCTAAAATTCTTAGCTATATATACAAAGTTGTCCACACTACTTGACTTTGTTGTATTAATGCTATCGAGGTCTTTATTTAAAAATTTAAGGATAAATTCTACGGCTTGTTTAAACGATACTGTTTTATCTCCAGATTCCGACCATTCATACTGTTGTCTAGATAACACACCTCTAACAAAACCAATGATAGAAGATTTGAATACTTCTTCACAGTTGTGTGTTCTGCATTTCCAATTACCCCTATACATATCTCCTGTATAATAAAGATTTAAGGCTGAGTGATTGTCTCCTTCGTGAATGGGGCATCTACAAAGCACCATCTTATCTGTCATTCTGTAATCTTCAACGCCCAGCACTTCCAATAATTTTTCAATATCATCACAAGCTAGGTCGCACAAATTTTTAAGTTGCGTTTGACTATACGAAGTCGATTGTTTCATCAGACTGTTCATTGATTATAAACCCATCATTTTTAGAGGAAATATTGTTCTTAATTTCTAATTTAGTATTACCTTCAGTAATTTTTGCACACCAACCTTCCATATGACAATTGATATAGTCATTGTCATCCAATCCTCCACCATGTCTACTAATCACTGGAATTAGTTTTCTATTTCCAGCTTCTGGTCCATCTTCTGCAATTTCTTCATCAGATTTTCTTTTGAATATTGTAAAATTACTACATAACCATATGATTCTATCCGAGCCGCTGGCTGTATCTGTTGATTCTTTCGTGATACCATCTCTGTTTAATTGTATAAAAGAAACAATCGGTACTTTATATTTATTTGCTAAGTTATGCAAAGATGTCATCATGAAACCGAGCACTTGATATTCTTTCATGTCTTGAGAAATGCCCTGGCTATCCATAAGTTTCAAATAATCATAAAATATCACGCAGTCTTTAGCAGTTCCATCTGAATTGAGACCCACATCTTTTACAAGCCATCTTTTTATAACAGACAACTGCTCATCAAACGGTTTGCCAGAAATAGATTTATAATAAAGTTTAGATTCTTTGAGTTGTTTGGCTGCTTCTAGAATCTTAGTCTTTTGCATTTCGCTATTAGCAAATTTTCCGGTCTCAATTTTATTAATTTCTATTGATGAAATCATGGCTAAAATTCTATGTATATGGTCTTCATGGGACATTTCTGTATCTAGATTCAAAACAGGGATTTGTAATTTCGAAGCTATATGAAAACCCATATTATCAGACAGCAAAGTTTTACCGGTTTTTGGTCTTGCTGCAATAACATTAACCGTACCTCTTCTCAAGCCTCCTCCTATAGATTGATCATAGATTGGAAAGCCGGTTGAGATACCGACATTGGTAACAGGATTGCTGATTAAATAATCGATGTGTTCATCAACAGTATCTCCGATATGTATTGGCTGATTTTCAGCATCAGAAACAGAGGATCCAAAATCAAACACCGTATCTTCTGCTATAGCTAAAATTTTACCAACACTTTCTGTACCTGTAAGATCTCCTATCTTCTTACCAGCAAGTTCTAGTTTTCTTTTAAGAGTTCTTGCTATTTCTAATTTTTTAAGAGTAGCAGCAAACTTTCTCAGATTTTCTGACTCTACAGGAAAATCTATAAGAGATTTTAAATGCTCGCTTTCGCTTTTGCCAGCAAGTACGGTATCGCAACCTAATTGCTTTGCGGCAGAATATATTGATGGAACATCTATGGTTTTTGTATCAGACTCTTCATAAATTTGCTTTATACACTTATATATAATACTATTGGTTGATATAGTAAAACTATTTTCCGAAACAATATCAGAAACATCCAAATAAACATTTTCACCATAAGTAATAATACCAGCTAAAACAGCTCGTTCTGCGGCAGGATCTGATAACATATTTATCCTAGATTGGGGTTTGACTTAGTTTTTTGTATAGAAACAAGAACGTCAGATAAATTTTTTAAACTATTTGCCATATAAGATAGTCTGTCATTTCTTTGTTTCGCATATTTTTTTATTTGATTCAGAGCGTATGCTTTTTCGTTATGTTTAATAGCTTGTAGGGATTTTTCTACGTAGCCATATCCTTTATAATTATTGATTTCGTCGGCTATAGTTATTTTAATTTCTTCTTCAGCCCAGTTGTATCGAGCTATTTCTCTATTAATAGTTCTTTGCAGATGGAAAACAAATTGAGATAGTCTATATGCTATTTGTCCACAATCGGGAGGTGTTAATTTTTCTAGATCGTCCCTGTTCATTGTAAGATAAGTGTTGAGTTCCTGTTCAGGCAAAGCGTCTCTACTATACTTCGGTAATCCGACGCTTGACTCGTATTCATCAAGAATTTTATCCCAATATTCTACTTGTTCTTTGGAAGTTTTACTCATGTATGTTCAGCCTTTCACCCCATTGTACCACAGATTCGTCATAAGGCAAGTCAATAATTTTGATATCATTGATATCGCACCAATCCCTTTTTTCCCTATCCCTTCTTTTATGTTTCATAAAATTTAACTGTGTGCCATGAAAAAATGGAATGAACTTATAGTGTTGCTCACCATTTACTTCAATACACAATTTTAGTAATGGTACATAAAAATCTAAAAATAAAGTAGTACCATATCTTAAAGGTATGCCGACTTCCTCCAGTATCTGCATGGTAGGAAAAGTATCTTTAATTAATTGACGAGCTTTGAGATGCAGATCAGATTTATTTTTCATCTGACCTTTTGCGATATGTCCAGTTAATGACCAATTTTGAGTATTGCCGTCTAAATCTACAATTTGCATACTAAATGCCCATAGTTGTTTTTACTTCTTGCCAAAGAGAATCATAAAGCTCAGGATTTCCAGATAGATAATCTATTGCTTTTTCCATGCCTTGAAATTTTGGTTTATCTTCAACAGAAGAGTATGTGTACCAAGCGCCCCCCTTAGAAATTAAACCCAAATCTACTGCTAACTTAAATAGTTCGGCATTTTTATCTATCCCCGTGCCATACCTAATAAAACTACTAATACTACCCCCAGGCGGACCAAGAGCCGAGCACAACACTTTCCAAACCACCTCTTGACCTATCTGGTTTTTATCGTCTTCTTTTCCAATCGACCAAGCCTTAAAATATTCTGCTCTAATTTTGATATCTGTTTGATAAGCAATAGCTTGTCCGCTTTTTTCTTTCCATTCTACATTACCATATCCAGGATTACCCATTAAATGCGTAATACCGATCACTATATTTTGATTAACAGGAATAACATTCGCCACTTTTCTGCAAAACTTAGCCAATAATTTTGCACCATCAGCTCTTTGCATTTTATCCATACCGGAAGTAATCTCAGCTTCCGTACATAAAGCAGAATATGAGTCTATGATAACTATAGAGCCAGGTTCCTCATTGATAATTCTTTCTGCAATTTGAAGATATTCTTCTGCATGCAAAATTTTGCCAGTTTGAGAACCTATAATATTAAATCTGTCTAAGTCTAAATTAGGTATCCCTTGAATGTCTCTCTTCTTTAATCTACCTTCTATGTTCAGGTAATACACTTGTCTGCCCTTAGCAAAACTTCCGTGAGCGTATTCTGGCTTTTGCGCTGTGGCAGCAAAGTCTAGCGATGTGGTAGTCTTGCCGCATTTAGGTTGTCCCGTAAATACTATAAAACTTCCTTCCGGGATACCACCTCCTAAAACAATATCTAGCGAAGGACTTACAGGAATCACAATCTGCTCTCTGTCTACTACAGAATTGCCCGATACAACAATGCCGTCGCCAAACTTTTTATTAACATCGTCTTTAATTTTCGTCATTGTCTATATCCTCTAGTTTATCTAAAATACTACTTTTATTATTGTGTTTTCTATAAGTGTTGACCGCATTTCTTACCAATTTTTTAGTTAAAGTCTGATTTTCCTTCTCCACCTCAAGAACTTTCTCTTCTATAATCTGTATCAGATGAGGTGCTCTCAAGGAAAAAATCTTTTGTGCTCTGTAGTCATTCAAAGCTCGAATGACAGGCTTCTCTCCATACTTGCTAATCAGTTTGTTGGCTGTGGCTATTTGATTACGGAAAAATCTAGACCATTCCTTATTCAGCCAAAAACGATAATAAAGATCCTTTTTATCTTTAACCGCTTTGTGTTCACACACTATTTCTGTAACGTACTGAGCAGCAGTTACTTGAGATTGTGAATATTTAGAATTGTATTTCATTGCTTTGGTAAATCAACGTCTTTAGCCGCTTCTGCTAAAGATTTATTCAAATGCTCTTTAAACTTGTCTATAAAAGGCTTATAGTCTTCTGCTACAGCAACAGGGATGATGTATCTGTCGTCTATCGCTTCGACACAACCCAACTCTTTTTTCTTATGATCTGTTGCTATTACTTGATATTGTACAGTAATGATTATCTCGTGGAGACAATTTTCTTTATCTGGAACGCCTCTTTCCTGATTTCCTGAATCCTTATTAAAGAAATCGGCATATTGCCCTTGATCAAAGTTGTAATTGCTTTTACGCAATTCTTCTAAGATATTAGCAATATGTTCTTCATCAGTAATATATTTTTGATTATCATCCTGATGATCCGGAGCATCTGTTGCATTTGTATCTGTCATATGAACTCACTAAACTTGGACTAACTTTTTCTTTTTTGCCACATATTCTACACGTTACTTGAACAGGTTCAAATTCTCTGCTTCTCTCTATTGGCGCTACATTTTCATGAAGTTTTTTATCAATGTCTGCATCTTCTTTATGCATCTTGAACTCTGACATTTGTAAAAATTTATTTGTTCTAGATGGTTTTGTGTTAGAACTATTGTTTGATCCATCTTCGGTTACATCAAGTAATGAAGACAGTAAAGATATTAGCTCTTTAACCTGTTCTGGATTTTTTTTGAGTTTTTCTATATCCATTATTTATTCTTTGGTCTAAAAATGTGAGAATGATTAACAGTGGTCGGTTGGGTTTTTTTCCTTAAATTATCAGCAAGCATAGAATCATTTTTGGTCATAATTCTAGCATTGTTAGAACTTTGTTTATTTTCATTAATTGTTTCTGTGTTTGCATTACTGATTTGTGTTGTAAGATTTTTATCTTGTATAATAGTTTCTATTTGTTTTTTAGATAAGTTTAAATCCTCACAAATAAAATCAATATTTTTTCCTGAAGTATACAGATATTCAACAGCATATGTCTGTGCTTTACTAATCTTAGGCATTAAATCATCTCTCTTTCAGCTTGCAGAAGCCATTTGGTATTTTTAGTTTGTAGGTATTTTTTATACATATCAAAAACAATCATGTTGGTAGTTTTAAATTGATACGATTCTTTAATTAATCTTTTTTTTGCATGAGTAAACTCTTCTGAAACCGATAGTTGAGAGTACGGATCGAGCAATTTACCATAATTCGACACTTTTACATAATATAAAACAGTGTTATGTAGGTGGGTTTGTTTTGCCACAGAGTTCGTGTCTGTTGAACATCTATAGTTGTTGTTCTCATCTATAAATTCACTATCTTGTTCAGCACAAAAATATAATGTACTGTTTTCCTTAATCGTGTCTTTGCTAATCTTTATTGTATGAAATGTCATTTTTGCCTCATTGAAGTCATACCGTTAGGTAGTTTAAATCCTGTGTAATCATCTTTATATGCATTATGTTTTTTGTGTAAGTGGGCTTTCTCATCGTTACTCATTCTGTCTCTATTTCTATTAGCTAAATCACCTATAGTATTTAATTCATCGTCAGTTTTAATGATTGAGTTGGTTAATCCTCCCAGATCATCCTGATATGATCTTCTCATCATAGAAGCACATGAGCACTCTATAGTATCCTTATAGTCTTTAAGGCTAAAAAATATTTCTGTTTTCAGTCCGCAATGATCACAAATGTAAGTGTACTCTGGCATTACTTTATTTCTCTATGTATAAAAGATAATATTCTTTCATTTTTTGTTCTGAGAAAATCGATATACTGTTTAAAAATAGAGTGTGGAACTTTGGTGAATATTGTTTCTGACTTACAAACAGAATCTATATATGTATTTGTTCTTTTGGATTTAATCGATAGTTTTTCTACTGGATTAAAAGGCTCTTTGTCTGTGTATGTTCTAATGTAATAATCGTATTGATCAACAAGCTTGGAATGATCAGGTAGCTTTTGCTTGACCTTCTTTGCCATAGCCTTGTCTTTTTGATCCCCATCTAATAGAGGATAGCCTGCTGGATCGTAATTATCATGTAAGCCATTTAAAGTATAGAATGTTGTATCTTCTGTGTGTTTTTTAATGCTAAATTTCATAGATTATAGCCAGATATATACTGTTGCCATTTTTCATTAGTTGTGCCATTACCTATAGTAATCAAATGTTGATACCACGGCAAGTATTTTATAGAGAAAGACGGCTTAAGAGGCTCGTTTATCAATGTCATATTAGCCTCTTTAGGGGTTTTATTTCCTTTTCTTCTATTACATTTAGAGCAAGCCGTTACAATATTGGTCCAATTTGTTGCGGATCTTGTATCTACAAATCTTGATTTAGGCACTACATGATCATAAGTAAGATGATTATGAGAAAATACATTACCGCAATATTGACAAGTATAGTTGTCTCTAGTGAATAAATTTTTGCGAGAAAAAACTATATTGTATCTTTTGTGCAACTTGAAATATCGGACGGTTTTGGCGACAGCTGGGATTGGAAATCTTCTATTAGCACCAATAATATATTCATTACTATAGTAATCAATAATTTCTATGCCTTGATTTTTTTTATACTTATATTTAAATGACCAAGTAATTGCTTTTTGCCAATTAATAATACCTATAGGAGAATAATCAGCATTAAGTATTAAACAATCTTT